GCTTCATTGTTTGGATCTACCAACAACTTTTCCTTATACCTTTTCCTGTGGATAAGATTGCGTTGGGGTGACCGTGTTATATCTATGCGTTTGCTTATGTCCATGTTTATGCGATTTTCTATAGAATATGTGATTTCCTATTTTCTTCACAACTTCATGCGGCCATTCGGGTGTTATGCTTGTGTTGTGAAAATATAATACACTACGTGGAATTATATCCTTATATGCATCATATGCTAACACATCATATGCCACTTGTAAACTTTTTTGGTAACGTGGGTCACGTTTGTTTGGGTTACCCTTACCCTCACAAACCCAACTAAATTGACAAACTTTTATCCAAAATGGTTCTTCTGTATCAGTATTGATTTGTTTTACTTGTGTCATTTGGTATACAACTTTACATGGTGTTGACCCAAATCCTCCGTTGTTAATACGGTTTAATACTACACGAGCGACGGCAGCTTTGCCCTCAGTTATTTCTGAGCCTGCTTCATAGTAGATGTTGTCCGCTAAACAACTTAATTGTTTTTGATCCACAACTTTAGCCACCTTGACAGGCTCTTTTGGGATCGGTTGTTGCATTTTGTTATACACATTCGCCAGATATGTACCTGTTACAATTATAGGCAACAACAGAAACATTTTAATAATGTTTATGTATGTCATAATTGACTCCTTTAGATTGTAATGATTAACTAATCATTATGATTGAATCCAGCAATCACAGTTACATGTAATAATCTGTTGAACTGCTTGTGCTGGAGTAATGACCGCTTTAGTATTTGATGGAGTGTTGAAAATACTTAGATTTGGCGGTATAAGATTGACCTGGGAACTTCCTGCAAGACTGCCCGGGACAATTGCGGCCCCTGTAACGATTGGTACCCCTAAAGTACTCATTGTGCCTGTTACAGGTGGCAAAACTAGTGGATCATTATTGACTCTGTTATCAAGTGATGCCCCAGTTAACCCTAATTTCAATACGTTTCTTGCCTCACGCATTGATGCAATTAAACTACTTCCTCCTAATGTGTTAGTGTTTGCAATACTTTCAAGGACTACAGCGGGTCCGTTTGTGCTTGTGTCTTGAGCATATTGCCCAATAGTATTCATAAAGTTGATAATATCACTGGTGGTTCCACGCAAATTAGTCGTGTCACCTAAAATCTCTTGTCTAGCAACTTGTTCAGTTAATAACAGTGTGCCAAACTGGTTATATAAATCATTTAATTGATTAGCAACAGTTTGATTGTTTGCTAATATATTTGCAATTTCAGTATTTGCTTCACCGATCAATGTAGTCAATGCTGCATTGTATGGAGTAGCATGAGTGTTAATTAAATTAAAGATATTTTGATAAATCAATGATAGTGCAGGACTTTGTAATTGATTCATCCAATCATATAACTGTGGGAAATTATAGCGCAAATCTGTCATTGCACCAAAGAAGTCTGTCATATTATAAGTGCCGTCACTGTTTGATCCATTTGCAATCATAGACAGTGCATTAGTGGCACTAGTAATATCTGTAGGGACGTTGGTTCCACCTACTAACGGTAAGTCTGCAACTGGTTCTAAATTAGTAACCACTTGACTAAATTTCTCAATATCCATAGTTTGAATATTTTTAATCTGCAACATACTCATTCTGAATGCTGCACAACTATATGCCAAATCTCTTGGTAAATAGCTGCTCATGTCAATACCTAAATTAAAGTCAGCCACAAATGCAACTTCATTATCTTTGTATATCAGATAATAAGTTTTAGCATTAGTTGGGCCAGTCAATGTGGTATTGTAGATAGGATATGTCAGTGTTTGATAGCTATTTGGGAATAGCTTTTTAGGGTCTAGTAAGTCAGCAAGACTAGATAATCCCTGTGTTTGACAGTTTAATGGTATTAATATATCTTGTAAATCTTTTCCAATGATAAGATTAAAAGCAGCATATATCAATCGTTGCTGGTCATCTGTGGCAGATTGTCCATTAGTAATGGCAACTATATCGCTTGATGAGATATTTGTGCTTATCAATGCTAAATTCAGTGCATCAGTGACACAACGTTTACTAACCAATGTACGCAATAATACATCAGGGCGACCAAACTTATCAATGTTTGACAAATCAATACAAGTTCCATTACTTATTAAATCAGTTCCCCAAGCAAGAGTTGACAACGATACACCGGTGATATCACTGGTAATCAAATCATTCATATTACTATAGCTGCCTAATAGATAATTGCCTGCACTAGACAATGCACTTATCGTAGTATTTAAATGACCATGCAATGAATAGCATGTTGCGAATGACTGTAAAAAGTCTTTGTAAGACCCTGTATTTAAATAAAACTCTTGGTGTGCTTGTAATGCAATTAACCTAAAGAATCCATACTTAGCTAAATCACTACTAATTGTGGTTGTGTATGTTGAGGGTTTACACGCGCCTAATGCAGGAATAGACGTAGAACCGATAGATATCAAACTGTTATATACACTTTGAGAGATATTAGTTACCGAATCAGTACCAATTAACTCATATGCTAGTCTTGTAGCTTCAATTAATCTGTCTAAGCTATTAATGTTAACGATAACTCCACCGTTATAGTTGTCTACGCCGGTGCTAGTTCCTACATAATCCGTAATGTTAGGATTGATGTATAAACCTGAATCTGCGGCAAACTGACCGATACAGTTGACATTTAATGGACTTAAACTCATGTGACTAATATTGTTGTGGCACCTTGGATTATACTATGACCACAACTGTTCATTGATCCAACCATTGCAGGGGGCTGTCCCTCGCATAAAATAGTTACACTACCATTTGTTACAACTGAACTAATGTGAGGTGGATGAGTATATTGATCCCAAGGTCCATGTTCAGACAATGTTGATCCAACAAATCCTACAGGTTGAAATTCAGCTAAGATGGTTGAGGCGCCGCGCATGATGACTCCTCCCTCTTGATTCTGATCTCCTATACGACTAATTGGATTTGGCATATTATCCTACTAAAATTTTCTTATCTGGAATCTGAATTCCAGTTGTTGACTCAATGTATTTCATTTTTACACTGTCTTCTGTCAATGCAAAAATAGCAACACTATTAGTATTTAGCGTAATAGAACTGTCGGGATCGACGGTGAACAATGTAGGGATTAATTGCATACCCTTTTGACCTACGCCAATTGTCACAGGTGATTCAATTGTAAGATAATTATCTCGTTGTTCAATGAACTTACCCATCAATTCTTCACCACTGTTGAGTTTAAATGTGTATACTTGTCCTGATTCTAATGACATTAAATGCTTTCTGTTAGTTTTGTTTTGAGTTCAGTGAACCCACCGATCAGTTCACCATCTAAAAAGATTTGTGGAACTGAACGTGCTGTTGGGATTGCTTCTAGTAATTCTTCTTTAGTATAACCGTCACCGATTTTACGTTCTTCAAATTCAATACCCTTGCTTGTGAGCAATGCTTTCGCTTGGTCACAATATGGACAATGATATTTGCTCCAGATTACTGCTTTCATTGTTTTTCTCCTTATTTCTTTTCCGGTAATCTAATTACACATGGACTATCAATATGCACTGACATTTCATGTACAGTCTTACTCCATGCTAATAATTTGTCACTTAGCCAATCTAAGAATTTAACTCTTAAGCAACGTTCTTTTAATTCAATTTGTTTGAATTTTGCGTATACTTCTTTAGTGGTATCTACCGCTTGCTTGTATTCACGTTGTTTAGATTCTTTAACTAAGTAGTCTGTGGTTACTTTAGCTTGTTCTAAACGTTCTTGCTTTTCTTGTGGGGTTAAATCGCTAACCCAAGATAAATCTTTTGACATATTGTTTCCTTATAATACTGGTAATTCATCGAATTCAACTATATCACTCATAACGCCAATAACGTAGTTAGTTGATTCTGTTTCTTGTAAAGCACTTTGCTTCTTGTTGATATTCACATGTTTGTTGAACCATGGAATAGGACTGTGTTTTGGATAAGATTCGTTATATTTTATACCAATGTCTTTGAGCCTGTTGTATGCTGTAAAGTCAACAAAATCTTTGAGAATTTCGGCGTTGAGACCAATAACGACACCCCTTGAGAATAAGTATTCAGCCCATTGCTTTTCCTCATTAATGACGTCCATGTAGAGATTATATACCTCGTTGTGTGTAGTAGCCTGAATCTGTACAAAGTCACTATCGTCTTTGACGACATTGTTGATAAGCCAAGCTGTCCATTCTGTATGGAGTAGTTCATCTTGTAAAATCAATGAGATAATGTTCCCATTGCCTATGTAAATCTTGTTCTCTACCATTGCTAAACTTGTTGCGAATGAGACCATGAAGCGAAATGCCTCAAGCGCATA